TGTACCTGTGTTTTGTAAACTGTCTCTTGCAATACATCCAACACCATTAATAACTTCTACCAGTTGTAGTGTCGTAGGATCAAGATAGGTTTGAGCAGTATCGCTGTCACCAAAGATAATAATGTTGTTCTTACAGAAGACAATCAAGAAGCCGTTGTGCGCGCCTAGGGCAATAATCTCATCATTACCATTGACAAGAATACTTGACAGGTCTAAGCTACCTGCTGTGCCTGAGTTCCAACGAGTAGGATCAAGTAAGTCAGTCCAATAAATTGTTGTAGTATTTGTTACTGTGTCTGCTGTCCATACTCGACCATACGCAGACAATGCACAGTTACCTTCAATTGGTGTACCAGATGCTGAAGGAGATGCAGAAATATCTAAGATAGTTCCAGTGGTAGTATCAAAGTATAATGGCTCATAGTTCTTTTGGAACAAGTATGCCGCATCGTTTAGTGTAACAGCTTGCCAGTTACCTTCAGTAATCGATTGTGATCCTGAGTATGTAATTGCTGAAGGTGTTCCTGCAGAGTAAATGTAAAAGTTTGTATTTGACCATGCACCAAAGTATTCAGTTGCATCAATGTCAATAAACCGATGCATACCTTGAAGACCAACACCTGTAGACTCGTCTAAAAATGTCCATCCTTTTCTAGCACCTAAGCGTCCAAACTTATCAATCACACAGTTAGTTGCCTGCAGTGCAAAACCAGACTCAAGAGTAATACCAGATTCCTGAGTGTTAAGCCCAAAGAAGCCCGGTGCGGCAATACTAGCGGATTGTAAGGGCTTAGTCATTTACACTGTCCATTCAAGTTCTTCAGAATGTCGTTGTGCATCCTGAGAAATTGCATCGTTTAACATACGAGCCGCTGTTGCGTAGGCTGATGTTCCTGACATACCTCCATCTTCACCTCGCTCTTCAATTGCTTTAGCATACGCCAACAAAAGAACAGGCTGTGATGGAACAACTAATTTATCTGAATCTGTTACTAGATCAAGAGTACGTTGAATGATATTAAAGTAAATTGTGTATTCACCGTTTGGCTTAGGGTATAAATCAACAAGAGTGTCGCCATCATCTGACACACCGTTAAAGTTGTAATAACGTGGGATACCAGTTGCAGGTGTTTGATTTAAATAAAACTGGTTGAAGTCATGCTGAGTACGATATTGCATAAAGAAGTTACCGTCTTCACTCACAACATCCATGACACTGAAGTTGTTACCAGTTCCGTTAAGCTCATAGTTAAAAATACCTGAAGACGTAGTAAGCGTCAAGGTATTACGCAACGCACTCCAGTTCCAAGCGTTTTCAACTTCAGACTTAGCATCATTGACTAACACACCAATCAGCGTTGAATACACTGTTTCATTAACTGTAGAGACAGTACGCTCTCTTAAGCGTCTAAGAATGTTATTTACTATTTCAAGATACGTCATTTGCGTTTCCTACTTAAGAGATTAATATTATAGCACACTTTTGCTATTTTGTCAACCCCTACCACTTAACTTTATCAGCCCAATAAGCCGCTGACATTTTACCTTTACTGATGTTGCGTCCATGACGAGCTTTAAATGATGCACGTTTCTTACGCATTGCTTCAGACTCACCTGCTTTAGGCTTGCCTGCAGTCTTAGCACCTTGCTCACCAAACCGAATAGTCTTTACTTGGTCACCTTGTTTAGCCACAACAACGTGTGATTTCTTTGGATGATTCGGTGTACGCTTTGGTTTGTTGTAACCACTGACACCTGCTCTCTCAAGCCTTGAGTCTTTCTTACTTGGCATTACTTACCCTTCTTCTTGCACTTACCTGCTTTCTTACAAGCGGCAGGACTCGGGCATCCCTTACATGGTTTGAATGTTGACTTACCTGCTTTCTTCATTGCAATTGCCACAGCTTGTTTCCTCGGTTTACCTGCTTTGATCTCTGTGCGTATGTTGCTAGAGATTGTCTTTTGACTAGAACCTTTCTTCAGAGGCATTACTTGTAGTCTCTTATGTACTCATGAGTGCATGAGTCTTGGCCACACGCAGATGGTTGTTTCTTTTTCTTCTTAGGTGTAGGCTTATCAAGACGATTCTGTTTAATGAATGCTTCGTCTTTCTTACGCTCTTCTGCTTCTTTCTTCATGTCACGTTGGACTTGTCCCGGATCACGCATATTATTTCTTCCCTATCATTTCTACAATTCCTTTACCGGCCTTAACGCCAAATGAGGCGAGCACGATAACCATTAAGATCTCATGATACCAAATCGGCAAAGTTGCCAATGCGTTGAACCCCGCTTGGATATGTTCTACCATGCTTGGTATAAAGACAAGGATCAGAGGTATGCTGAACACTATCGTTAACCACTCGTCTTTCCACGAGTTCTTGGAAGCCTCTGCCATGATGCGTTCCCAGTCCGCTGAAGACTGCGCCGCTGTTTTCAGTGCGGTGGCTTTGGCCTCTGCGGTGGCCTTGGTTGATTCCGCCTTGGCACTGACCCATGTACCTGCCAAGTTCGTGATAGCTGTGACTAACCCAATCATGAGGCATTTCCTGTTACGTCCGTCTGTATACAAATTGCATCGTAGTTCATCTTAGGCTGTGGTGCTGTTGCCATGAAATACTCACGGGCTTCAAAGCACTCGTCCATTGTTGCAAATGGCCCTTGAGGATAGACAGCGTAGCTATCAGACTGAATTAGGATTGCAAATAATAACCACATAGGTGACCTACTGTTTACTGAGCCAGTAAAAGATGTATATTACCAAGCCAATGGCTGAGAGAACGCTAACGCCCAAACCGATGCTAATACAAATATCAACAATTTGTTTTTTACGTTTAGCTTTCTTGGCTTTCTCAGCTTTCTCTGCGGCTTCACGGCTTTCTTTCATCTTACTCTGGTAGTCTAACCAATCTGTCCATAACCCGGCTCGCCCTTGCCAGATCATCATTTGCTTCAGAGCATCCTCATATTCTTTAAGTTGCTCTGTTGCCATGAACGCTTCAAGGTCAGACTTATATCCGTGTTCATGTGCTTTCTTTTGTATCTCAGCCTTAAGGCCAAAGTAGTCTGCTAGTGCCTGCCCTGCTTCATACAGTTCTTTACCATTGGCGATAGTTTCCTTAATAACGCCAAAGGCCGCATTAGCGGCGGCTAGTTCAGCTATCATCTGGGGGTTCCTTCCCCAATAACCTCTGTACTGTTTTAGTTTCGTAGATTCTGATTGCTGTCCATACCAATGTAAACAACGCCGCCATCGGAGGCAACAGTTCACCCAGAGTTCCTACTACTGTGAATACACTAACTGCGTCTACTACTTGCTTAGTGCTTTCTGTTGCCATATTGTCCATCCTATTTCCTTATTGTGCGTCAACCCACGGTACACCAACAGCAGATGTAGGGTTCTTGTCTTCCTCGATCTTGGCTTGCAGTGCCGCCTCAATCTCATCGACTTTCTCCTGACCACCTAGGGCGTTAATCACCCATGTCTTGACTGTTTCTTCAGTGAGGCTGTCAAAGGCAATGAAGCCATCAGCCGCAGGATCGCCAGTGACCGATACAGTTCCATAGGCTCCCTTTGAGTAGTCACCATCGACTAGATCAAAGCGGTAGTGGATGTTGTACACGACTCCAGATGGTAGTGTGCGCTCAAGTTGTGCAATAGTAAGTTCCATGATTACTCCTGTCCTGCCCATTTGCGATACGGAGTCGCAGGGGCGTTGATTGTTGGTAAGTTAGTTAATTCAATTCTTGAGATAAGGTTGGCATGATAGCCATCCAATGCTTGCATTTCAGGATACTCATTATTTTTTTGATCGGTCAATGTATTACCTGTTGGTGCATAGATTGACCCAATCATATCTAAAGAGTCACCTGTAAACTGCCACTCTTCATCTTCTTGAACAGCCAATCCTGCATTTGATAATGCAGTCCACATCGATGCTTCATTACTGGTTTTTAAATAGTAATAGATCATAATGTGAGTCCCTGTAAAACCGTGTCTGATAGTCTGCGTGGGAAGTATTGCAGTTTCTTGATGTGGCCGTTGAGCATATTGGATGGCGATCTTGATGTTCCTAGTTCAATCTGAGTTAGTGACGATGCGACAGTCCCCGATGTATCTGCTGTGCCTAACGTACCTTGTGACGCATTATTAAAATTATTTTCTTGATAGGCTAGGGCCGATTTGGAAAAACTTCCAATTATGTGATTGGAAACATTTATATTGGCTTGAGTTGTACTCCCATCAACAATAAGAGCCTGTACATTTGAACCAGTTAATCTTTGAGAAATTCTGTTGTTAATTGAGTTATCGTTAATTGTAAACAAAGCCGAAATCAATGAAGACGATGTTCTGCCTTTAGCAAACACAGTCCCCTCATCTTCGTTAAACCCAAACGCACTCGTGGCAATGCTCGCCACATCCACAGAGCGTGTGACGGTGGAGCCGGA